TGGGCCGGCTACACGCTGTTCGGCCTGGCACAGCCCAACCGCAAGGACATCCGCATCGAACTCAACGACGGCACCGTGTTCTACCGCCGCATCAACAACGCGGTCGAGGCCGGCAACAACGAAACCCTCACACTGAGCGCGTCGCTGTCGGCGCACTCCATCGCCGCATCGAGCATCCGCTCGATCAGCTTCATGGCGCTGTGCACGCTGGCCAGCGACAGCGTCGAGATCGAGCACGTCACCGACGCCGCCGGCGTCGCCACGGCCACCACCGGGTGGCAAGCGGTGGTGCCCGATGTTTGACACAACCGAGCGCAGCCGCTTCGGCGGCAAGCCCATCCGCCTGTTCCGCTTCACCCGGCAGCACCTGGTGTGGCGCTTCTGCACCGCCGACCGCGATCTCACCATCGACGGGCAGGTGTGGCTGTCGGCACAGATCGATCGCAGCGAGATCAAGCAGACGCCGGAGAAGGCCAAGGACAAGATCATGGTCAACTTCGACTACCTGCTCGACGTGGCCGCGGCCACGTACCCAGTGACGCAGTCGCTGGGCGACAACTGGCGGCCCTACGTGCCGACGGACGACGTGGGCGTGGAATGCTTTGCTATGCACTACGGCGAGGCAGCCGCACCGGTACTGGAATGGATCGGCGTCGTCACCGGCGTGAAGTTCGGTGACGTCGCGCTGGAGCTGACCTGCGAGCCGAACGGCAGCCACCAACTGGCGCGCGACCAGGGCGCGAAGTGGTCGAAGTCGTGCTGGAAGACCGTCTATTCCACCGGCATCCGCGGCTGCAACCTGCCTGGCGCTCCGACGACGTTGCAGGCCACGATCACCAAGCTGGAACAACTGGCCGGCGACGTGGCCCCGGCCGCGCATGTGCTCGCCCCGGAACTGACCGCGTACATCGCCGGCCTGGCGGGCAAGACGGCGTCGTGGGTCTATGAGGTGCCGACCGAGCGCATCGGCACCGTGACTGCGATCGACGGCAGCGACGTGACCCTCGACGACGTGACCGGCATCGCCGTTGGCACCGTGCTGGACTGGATCGACGGCAGCAGCGCCGCGCAATCCGGCACCGTAACCGCGATCGACGGCGACGTGGCCACGCTCGACGACGTGACCCGCCTCAATGTCGCCATCGTCTGCAACTGGAACGAGGACGTGGCCACGCTCGCTACCGCGACCATCACCGACGCCTACTTCGCCTACGACTACGTCACCTCTACCAGTTCCGGCTCGCAGACCGGCTTCTCCTGGAACAGCATCGGCGAGCTGTCCGACATGAGCGGTTCCGGCTGGTCGGTCACGTATACCAAGCGCGCGGCCCTGGTGCTGTCCGATACCACCGGCCTGGCGGTGGACTCGGTGATTGAAGTCCAGATGACCGGCGGTGCGACCGTCGCCACGCTCACCGCCGTCAACGGCCTGCAGCTCACCGCGGCCGAGTTCGCCACCACGCAGTTCGCCTTGGGCGGCGGCTACCTGACCTACATCGCCGCCAACGGCTTGCTGATCCGTCGCGGCATCGCCGACCACGCCCAAGGCAGCAACACGCTCACCCTCACCGCCGGCGGCCCGAATCCACCCGTGGATGCCGAGGTCACGGTGCTGCCGAGCTGCCCGCGCACGTGGGCGGCCTGCGCGGCGCGCGGCAACACCATCAATTTCGGCGGCGCGTTCTTCAAGCCCGTCAAGACGCCGGAAGGGAGTTCGATGTCATGGGACAACTGAAGCACCGCATCGCGCGCCTGCATTACGTGTGGGGCTGGCGCATCCGTTACTGGTGGCTCGACACGCCGGCCGGCGTGGTGGCGCAGCGCTGGGCGCTGGTGCTGGGCCTGCTACTGTTCGCCGTGCAGTTGGTGCGCCTGGCCGTGGCCGCGCTGGTGCCGTCGCCGGCGGACGAACCGGCCAAGTCGTGGGTGTGGGTGGTCGTGCAGATCGTCATTGCCCTGGCCGCCGCCTACATGGCCTACGCGAACCGGCCGAAGACCGAGACGCCCAAGCCCGGCGACACCAACGTGCCGACCGTCGAGGACGGCCAGGCGGTCAAGCAGGTGTTCGGCACCGTGTGGATCAGCGATGAGTTCGTCCTCGCGTTCAAGGTCATGGGCACGGAGCCGATCAAGCGATGAGCGGGCTGATCGTTACCACCCAGCACCTTTTCAGCGTGCCCAGGCACAGCACGCGCCCCGGCCATTGCCGCGGCGGCGCGCGCGACTTCTTTCGCGCTCACGGTTTGGACTGGCAGGACTTCGTGCGCAACGGCATCGCGGCCGAGCAGCTCGAAGCCACCGGCGACGCCGTCGCGCTGGAACTGGTCGCGTGGGCGCGCCAGTGCGAGGAGGCCGGCGATGGGCGGTAAGTCGAAGAAAACCACCGTCGGCTATTGGTTCAAGCCGCTGTTCCACCACGGCCTGTGCGAAGGCCCGATCGACGCCTTCCTGGAATGGCGCTGCGGCGACAAGACCGCATGGACCGGCCGCATGACCGGCAGCGGCATGGTGGGCATCAACAAACCGGAACTGTTCGGCGGCGAAACCGACCAGGGCGGCGTGGTCGGCACGCTGGAGCTGATGTTCGGCGAGGCCACGCAACTGCCGAACGATTACCTGATCGCCAACCTCGGCCCCCAGGTGCCGGGCTGGCGTGGGCTCACGACCGCCTTGTGGCGTGGTGGAAAGTACGGCGCGATGAGCGCGTATCCGCAGGCGGCCGCGTACAAAGTGCAGCGCATCGTCAATAACTGGCATGGAGAAAGCTGCTGGTACGAAGAGAAAGCGCGAATTTCCTACGCGCCATCGCCGGCGATCGAGGTTGATGACTGGAAGCATGTCGAGATGAGTTGCGACGGCACTACCGTTCGGCTGTTCGTCGATGGGCATTTGAAGGGCGCTTTCGAGCTGGATTTCACGCCGAACGGAGGGGCTGGGGGACAAATCATCATCGGTTCATGGCGCGTCGAGCCGCCGAACGTCAGGAACTATGCGGGCTACATCGACAATGTCCGTGTTACCAAGGCAGTTCGGCACACAGATGACTTCACGCCAAGTACAGCCGCACCATCAGCGGCCAATGACCCCTATTGGGCTGCCAATGTAGTGGTACTTCGATTCGAGGGGCCGGACGGCGGCTCATCCTTGTCCGATGACTGCGGCAACGTATGGACAGTCAGCGGCTCGGCGGAAATCTCCACGACCAATAAGATTTCCGGCACGGCTAGCTTCAAGGTTGCCAGTGACGGATTCGCCTACACCGACGCGATCAATGTGGGGGCGGAATTCACCATCGATTGCTGGGTCAGTCCGGCCGCGCTCGATGGGTGCGTCGTGCACGTCAACCACGACTTTGGTAATCACACGGGTTATAGCCTGGAGGTGAAATCGGACGGCACCTGCCGTGTAGTTTTCGGCAAGAACAACTTGCCAGACGTATACGTCCAGATTGATGAAGGTGATTTGGTCAGCGCTGGTGGCGGTGCGATGAACCCGGCGCACATCCTCTACCAGGCCGAAACCGACCCCGGCATGGGCCGCGAGCCGCTGGTCAACATCCACCTGGCCAGCTTTACGGCGGCGGCCGACTGGTACTACAACAACGGCTTCGGCCTGTGCGCCGACCGCGATCCATCCGCTGAAAGCGTGGATGAGTTCAAGGAGCGCATCCAGAAAGTGGCCGCGTGCAGCACCTCACGCAGCCTAATGGATGGCCTGATCTACTTCGACATCGCCAACGGCGTGTACGACCTTGGCGGCCTGCCGATCCTCACCGAAGACGACATCCTGGAATGGTCGGAGCAACCGACCACGCTCAACAACGCGGTCAACAGCGTGTCGGTGAAGTATTTTGACGTTGACAGGAAAGAGGACGTGACCACGCCGCCGGTGCAGGCGCTCGACCTGATCGATGCCTTCGGCCTCAACCACCAGACCATCGAATACCCGGAGATTCCTGCCAGTGAATTGGCCCTTCGGGTAGCCAAGCGCGAACTGCTCGCGTTCACCACGCCGCTGCGCGCCTTCGACCTGAAGACCACCCGCGCCGCCTATGCCTACCGGCCCAACCAGTACGTGCGCCTGCAAGCGCCGCGGCGCGGCATTGCGGACATGGTGTGCATCGTGGCCAGCAAGGAAAGCGGTTCGCTCAAGAGCGGCGCGATCGCGCTGAAGCTCACGCAGGACATCTACAGCTTGCCAGCGACCACGCTGATCGAAGTCGAGACGGGCACCGGCACGCCGGGCGCAGCCGAGCCGCAGCCGATCGCGGTGCAGCGTGCGTTCGAGGTGCCGTACACCGACCTGGCGCGATCGCTGGCCAGCAGCGACCTGGCCGGCCTCACTGCCGATTCGTCCTTCGTGCAGGCTGTCGCGGTGGCGCCCGCTGGCGGAAAGAACTTTGCAATGCAGACCCAGCCGGCCGGCGGCCAGTACGCGCCGGCGGATACCGGCGAATGGTGCCCGAGCGCATTGATCGTCGAAGGCGACGATACCAAGCTGGAAACCGAGTTCACGCTGGCCAGCGCCACCGGCATCGAGGCCGTGCAGCCTGGCAGCGCCGCGCTGTGGGGCACGGAGATCGTGCGGGTGGTGTCCATCACCCCG